GAGTTCAGACGTGTGTCTTCCGATCTGGGTCAGAGAAAAGTTTTGTTTCATCTCCAAATTTATTAGCTTCTGGAATTGTTAAATCTGTTTCTACTCCAGCACTATTTTTTACAGTTCTTTTTCCTTCAGTTGCAATTTTATATAATAGTTGAGATATTCTTTTATCTTTACCATTATAAATTGCGTCTACTTGCATTTCTTGAATAGCAGATTCTTCATTTAATTGAGATTTATCAAACTCTGTATTCTCTATCCATAAAGGAACTTCCATACCTGTTGGTATTACCATTACAGATTTAATAAGTTTTCCTGCAGTAACTCCTTTTACATCATCAAAATTTTTGTTTGTTTGATTTTCAGTGCTAACTCTATCACGAGCCGTTAATCTTCCTCCAACATAGAATAAAGAATAAGCAGCATTAGTAGATACAGATTTAGCAAAATATCTTTCTACTGATGGTTTTGCGTCTGGTTTTCCTACTGCTCTTATAACATTGTTGACATATTTTGCTTGTTCTCCCTCTGTTAAATTTACATTAGGTGTTCCAGCAAATAGTTGGATATTAAATCCTGTGCTTCCTAGTAAAGTTTTTTCATTTCTCAAGTATTCCTCCTTAAAATTTTAGTTTATAAAATCCCAAAAGTATGGGTCTGTTTCTTTTTTGCTTCTTGCATAAGTTTTCAATGAATCCATTAATCTATTGTCATTTGTGTCTTTAGCTTTGTTGCAAGCTTCTATAAATTCCTCTCTAGTGTACATTTGTCCTGTTGGTGCTCCAACTCCTACTACACTTCCTGTACTTCCTGCTTTCATTTCCATGTATTCCTTTAGGATTTGAGCTCCTATTGCATTTTCTGCCATAGCTCTATATACTATCTGTCTATCTGTGTCTTTCTCTGCTCCTATGAAGTTATTTATTGCTTCCATACTTGCATTAAGTTCTGGAGTGAAAGCTGCTTTTTGTTCTGCTAGATAAGCTTTTCTATCATCTAGTCTTGATTTAATGTACTCTGGAGTGTAACCTTTTTCTTGAGCCTCTGTGATATATGGTGCTATATCTCCAATCTCTTGGTAATCTTCTGCTTTTATTCCTTCCCAAGTTAATGGCTCTACTTTAGGTTCTGCCCCTGCTCCATTATCTCCACTTGGTTGTGGTGGTTCTCCCCCAGCTCCTGTATTTACTGTTGGCTCTGGATTTGGTGTAGGTTCTCCTCCTGTATCTCCTCCCTCTGCTCCTCCAAATAATTGGATATTAAATTTAAATCTTTCTTTATCAGTCATTTTCTTCTTTTGCCTCCTTTGTAAATATCTCAATATATAAACTGTTTGCTCCTGTTATCTCCTTTACTTTACCTGTTGTATCAATTCCTTTTTCATTCATAATAGATACTTTGTTATGCTCAAGTATTAGATATAACTCAAACAATCTTTTTAAAGCTCTATCATCTCTATATCTTCTCTTTAGGGTTTCAAATTCTTTTACATCTTCTGTCATTGCTCTATCATTCCCCCTTGTTGTTGTGCAGCTATCATAGCGTTCATTTCCTCAACTTGCTTTTCTGTTTCCTCTCCAGATTTCCACTCTTTGTTATTGATTCTAAATCTTTTTTGTTGAGCGTCTATATACTCTGCTTGGTTCATATTGGCTGCTGCAACTTGTGGTCCTAGAGTGCTTGCTATATTTTGGAAATACAACATATTTCTTTCGAGGTCGTCTTGGTCTTGAGCAATAGTCAAAGCATTGTAGAATCTTATCTTTAATCTTGGATTTTCCTGTAAAGCTTTAATTTTAGATATATCTATAATGCTAATCTTTTGTAAGCATTGAAAAACTTTTATAACTATCTCTCTTAAAAGTTCCCTTTGCATTAGAGCATAGGTTGGCTCTATTTGCTTAGCGAACTCTGTTGTTACTAGCTGTGTTGTTGTAGCAGTAACATTCTTTAGCTGGTCTAAGTTTTGAGCCGTTTCAAATATGTTGATGTAGAATATATCTCTCAAAAGTTCCTTGTACATATCCAGGTTAAAGAACTCCATGTTAGCATTCTCTCCCCTATTGAATGGGACTATCTGATTTTGTGTTGGCGACATTCCCATCATAGATATAGCTCCTGGCTCATCTATTCTTGAGTTCTGAATATATTTAGCTTGCCCATAACCTAAATAGCTTGGTCTAGCTTGTTTCTTAGCAATACGTCTGATGTTAGCTTTAACTTCTTTTAGTCCCTCAATCTCCATTATCGCTTTAACACAAGGTCCTATGCCATATGGACTATCTCCAATACTTTCATATCTTGCAACTATCCAAGGATTATAGTTATCAATTCTATAATCTAAAATATCTTCAAACTCATTTGAAGTAGATACTACATAGTGAAACTTTTTAGTTTCTTGGTCGTATATTGTTCCCTCCCATAGTTCAATCTCGTCATCTTGCGACATTCTTTGAACTTTTTCAGAGTTATAAGCCTTTTCTCCGAAAAGATTAAGAATCTGATGTTTTCTCACTTTACCTGCATTGTAGAATGTATCTCCAGGTTGTTTACCTCTTCTTTTAGTGAGATAAACATTTATATTTGGTACTGGTTGAAATTCCACTGGATTTGCAATTTTACCAGTAAATCTAACTTTAAAAACTGCCGTTCCTATTAGGTAGTCCATAAGAATTACAGCTTTCTCTGTTTCAAAGTTCGAATTTTCTTGAATCTCATCAAATACTATTTCTGTTATGTGTCTAAAGATAATCTTGTCATCTCTTGATATATCTTCAAACCTTGGTGTTTCTATCCAAGCCCAGATATGATTACTATTAAGTATCATAGCTGATAACTTGTTAGCTAACTTAGTAGCATATGCTAGTCCTGTACTGTCTACACCATTTAAATTAATTTCTCTTGGTAGAAAATGTGCTCTAGCTTTCAAATACCAAGCTAGTATTACATTTCTTTCCTGTTGTGCCTCCTGGAATCTACTACGAAATAGATTTTTAATTCTATCTTCCATAGTATCTCCTTATCCTATTGTCTGGGTACTACTCTTCTTAAGTAGTCCTAGATTACCTTGTCTTAGGCTCTCCTGGAATTGTATCGCAGTGTTTCTTTGCTTATCTTTTTCGGCTTGCTGCTTTTTAGCCTCTGCCTCTTGTTGCTTTTTTAGTTCCTCTTCCATTCTCTTTTGCTGCTTTTTAGTACCACTAAAGTCAGTAGCTCCAAGCGTAATGGTATCAACAAGTCCTCCTAATACATTTCCACCACCACCAAACAATTGGATATTTGGTTTAAATTTTATATTATCTCTCCTCCTTTTCCCATGCTTCTACATCATAGAATTTATCAAGGATTTTTCTTGCTTTTCTAAAAGTCCCAACTTTTCTAAAGTTATATCTTTTAAAAAACTTCATAGCCAGTTTATATGCTGGACTTTCTGGAACTATATTTAATTCTATTTTTTTATAGAGTTTATCAAGCATACTACAAAATTTAGCGAAATCATCTAAGAACTCTTTTCTCTCTGTGAGGTTATCTCCTAGAAAAATAAAGTCTAATGATATTATTTTGTCATGTGGTATGTTATAGATACAGCCCATATAACCTACTATGTGTCCATCATGGATAGATAACATCATCAGTTCATCTAGTCCTTTTATATTTAGGTCATCTAATGAACCTGTGAAAAACTTATATTTTTCAATGTTTGCTTGTTGCTCCTCTTCTAGTATTTCTTTTAGCACTAGAAAAGCTTTATCTTCTCTTGATACTCCCTCAAGCATTTACACAACCCCCTCAACTTGTAAGAATTTCTTAGTCTTGTCATCTCTTTGCTCTTGCTTGTCCTCTGTCTTTTCTCCTAGCTCTAATGAAACCTCGATGTTATTAGTTCCACCTTGCTTGTCCCAGCCTGCCAGAGTTTCTATTCTTTGCGACAGTTGAACTGCTGCTTTAAAATCTACAAATTTACCTGTTTTTTCTAGTAGTCCTTTGTCCGTAAGTTTTATAATCTTTGTATCTTCTAGTCCTGCTGCCTGTTCAAATAGTCCTTGCATTATTGCTAAGTGTCCCATTTTATCTCTTCCAAGCATAAAGTCCACCATTTCTAAGTGTTCCTCTATTTGCTTGTTAATCTTCTTGCTACTCATTAGCTTGTGCATTAGCTTTAGGTCGAATGGGATTCCAGCAGCTTGCATGGCTTTAAGTCCATTTTTACAAACTAGAAATGATGATATAAATTTCTCTTCTTGCTCTTTGGTTATTCCTGCCATTCTAACTCTGCCCCCTCTTCTCCTAGTCTTATTTTTATACTAACTTTAGCTATTTTTTTGAGTAGTTTTTCCAATCTTTCAAAGTTCTTGGAATAAGACTTTTTAATCTCTCCAAGTTTTTCTAACTCTTCCAGCTTTTCAATAACTTTCTTTTTCTGTCTTCTTGCAGTTCTTTGTGTTGCTCCTAATAACTTGTCTGTTACTGTAATATCTAATAATCTAGTATCGAATATTAAATACTCTTTCATCATAAGTCTTTCTGCTAGCCCCTTAGTTCCTGGAACAACTATCTTTTTTAATTCTGTGATGTCATAGTTTAACTCTTTGACTATCTGCTCTGTAAGTATTGCTCCTATTGTTTTTCTAAGTGCTGCAGCTAGATTATCTTTAGTTATTCCACCTAAATGATTTAAGTTATAGGTCTTGAGGTGTGGAGGTCTTAGCGTCAACTCTCCTCTTAATGCTTGTCTTTTTTTAGCTACCTCTTTTCCTGTATCTTCCATCTCTTTTCTTTTGGAATAGATTTTAAAATAGCTAGTTGTTTCTCTGGACTTTTTCCCTCTCTCTTTAAAGTCTACTCCATCAAGTTCTAATCTTTTTTTATTATCTGTATCAAAATACATTCTTGAAGTTGGAAAGATATTTTTATATGCTCTATAGATTAAATTTAGAACTTGATAATAATTTCTGATGTTCTCAACTTCTAATTGGTTTGATAAGTCCAGACTGACTACTCTAATATCTTCTCCATTTACAAGTTCCCCTGTTATGCTTCTAAGTATTAAGATTAATTCTTGATGTACTTGAGCAATAACTTTTTGATTTGTTACTAGCTTGTAATTGTCATTGTTATCATATCTGGAATAACTGAAAGAGATTAATATATTTTTTTTCTCATCAATGCTGATGTAGTTTAACCAGTTATATTTTTTTAATCTGGTATTTTTAAATATTATTTTTTTATTTTCATTTCGTGCCTCTTCTTCCAGTAGTATGCTAGTTGATTGAATTATGAAGTCTAGTTCATTCAACTTGGCTGGATAACTTATACTTGCAGTATCTACAATCCAACCCACCCCCTTTTAATTTTCTAAAAGATAGCTTTAATAATTTAAAACTATCTCTAAGAAAATCAGGTATATTTTATTTTTTTATAGTTAAACCCTTGCAGGATATACAAGGGAGCTTTATTATATATTTAGCTGAGTTTCAATTTTCTAAAACATAGAATTTATGCTAGTTTCAGAAGATTTTTTCTTACTTTTATACCTCTAAAACGGACATTTTTATGTCCGTTTTGAAGTAAAAAAATATTTATTAACATACTTTCAAAATTGTTATATAATTTGATTAACACACATCAAAGAAAGGAGTTGAAAGTATGTTAAAAGACTTAATTGGTAAAGAAGTTTTTATTTCTGTTGATACAGAAGATGAGTTCAAAAAATATCTTGCTGGTAAATTACTTGAAATTGATAATAACTTTATTAAGTTAGAATCAACTATTGTAACTTATATCAATTTAGCTTATGTTATTGATATTACAGAAAAACAAAACTAACTTCTAGGGGGGATTCTCCCCTTTTTTAATACACTCCTATTGGTTTACTACGAAAATATAGTTCAAAAACTCTAACTATATGCTCATCTGAAAAGTTTAATTCTCTTAGTTTTGAAGTTATTTTCTCTACTTCCTCAATGAATCTATCATCAAATTCTTTTTTCTCCATTTCTACACCTCCTCTCTGGTGTTAGGAAAATATTATTTAATTAAATCAACAACTGAAACATCAAGGGCGAAAGCTATTTCAAAAAGAGTTGATGTTGTAACATCAGTTCCTTTTTGTAATTTTTTTAGCTTTTTATTTATATTTTGTTCTGTTGTCCCTAAATTTATAGCTATTTGTTTTTGCTGGATTCCTTTTTCAAATAAAATTTTTTGTATATTATTATAAATTTTTAAATTAAATTTTTCTTTCATTATCTTTCCTCTTTTAAGTTTATTTTTACAACTTTATAGTATAATTAATACACTTTAAAATTGATATTGTCAATATTTATTTTTTATATAAAAATAAAAAAGTTATAAAAACATTCTATTTTTCTAGCTTTTCAAAAGATAAAAAATATATAAAAAAAGAGGAGAAAATTTTTCTCCTCTCAATATATTTTAAAAAATATTTTAATTAGTCCATATAATAATATATTTTATCTAAAGTAGAATTGATTTTATCTAATTTTGAATTCGACTCTTTGTTTTCGTCTAAAATTTCACGCTGCCACCCTATTGTATCTAAATCATAAATTTCTTTTTGAATTTTAAATGACATATAGATTTGAACTCCTAAAAGAACACATATTAAAATCATAACTCCAAGAAATATTTTTTCTTTTAAATTAAATTCCCCCATTTATTTCATCCCCTTTTTGATAATCAATTATAAAAAAATTATAAACTTCAACTTCACACAGATTTGCAATTTTAACCAATTGTGGAATACTTGGAAAGCTACTCCCTTTTCTTAAATCAGATAGCATATTAGTCAAATATTTTTCTCCCCAACCACCAGATATGCTAGCTTGTTTCACTGTTCCAAATTTTCGCTTTAAATTCAACTCAATATTTTTAAGTAAAATTAAATTTATATCTTTGTTTAATTCTTGCTCTGGTGCTATATATTCTTTTTTTAACACTTCCTCTATCCTGTCTAAAATATCATTTCCTGGTAAATTACCTTGTTTTATTCTTGAAAGTATATTTCTGAAAGAAGCAACAGGTATATCTGCTAATATAGCAAATTGAGTTTTGTTAATATTATTTTTTAAAATATAACTTTCTATTTCAGCTAAAATAGTTTCACAAAGTTTTTCCTTTAACATTTGTCCGCCTTTCTGTTTTCATATAAAACCGTTACTGTTTTAAAAATTTAATAGCATCTAACATATGATTTAATTTTTTATTCTCTTCTTTTAATCTTTTTACCTCTTCTATCATTTCTAGGCTCATTCTGTCGAAGTTCCAAGCTTCCCATGCTTCATTAGTTTCTTTCTCATTCGATTTTAAAAACTCTATTATTTTTTGCCAAGTTTCATATTTAGCAGTCTTTTTCCCATTTCTCATATAACTTAAATATACTTGGCTTATTCCTGCATACTCTACCATATCTTTTAAATTTACATTTTTAGCAACTGAATATTTTTTTAAAAAAATCTCTGTATTAGTCATCATAACACCTCGTTTTTACACTTTTTTATTTATATTATAGTGATTATTTCTCCTGCTAAATAAATTAAATCATTTAAACTTCTTATCATATCCCCACCTTTATATATAACCGTTAGTTTTTTAAAAATTTCACAGCATCTAACAATCTCTTTAGCTCTTCATTTTCTTTTTCTAGTTTTAAGAAGTGTTCAGCAGTTTTTTTATCCATTCTGTCTAAACTCCAACTTTTCCATGCTTCTGTTTCCTCTTCTTTTGTTAGTCTTAAATGTTTTACAATACTTCTCCAAGTTGCCTCTTTAGCACCTTTTTTTCCTAATTTTAAGTCACTCATAAAAGTTTCACTAACTTCTACTAGTTTGGCAATATCTTTCATTTGAATATTTTTTTCTAGAGATATTTTTTTTAAAAATTTACTGCAATACGTCATCTTGCACCCTCCTTATTTTTAGTTTTGTAATTAAATTTTATTTTTTTTTATTATCTTTTTCAAAAAAATGCTTGACAAAATCAACTTTTAAGTTTATTATATAGTCAAAGAAGTTGATAAATCAACTATTTTTTTTAAATTATTAATCAACTTTTAAGTTTATTATATAACTTTAAAAGTTATGAAAATGATTAAAAAAGATAATTTATAGGAGAGTGAGAATGATGTATAAATATTTCAACAACAAGGAATTAGGTTTCAAGTGGAGTTCAAAACGTAAAAAATGGTACTTTGGAGAAAAAACAGGAAAAGGAAGCTTCAAGGGAGATTATGAGGAACTAAAGAAAAAATTTGGCTGGCAAAAAGTACAAAATAATAATTTAAAAGCAATAGCTTAAGTTTTTATAGGTTCCCCAAGAGCCTTGGGGGACTTGTTAAAAACTTAAAACAGGAGAGTGAAAGTATATGAAAAATTTAATGAATTTAGTTGAGGAAGCTGACAGAGTATTATTAATAAAAAATGGCGAGGTTAAAGCAGATATATCTTGGGTTTCTGAAAATAAATGGCAAGCAGCAGAGATAGGAGACACTTACTTCCAAGAAGTATCAACAAAATATGTTGAGGACTTGCTAAAACTCTGGGGAGCTTTAAAAGGTAAGATAGAACATAAAGATGGACTAATGACTATCTATCTAAAATAATACAACTTAAATTTTTATAGGTTTCCTAATGGGACTTGGGAAACTTATTAAAAATTTAAAAGGGGGTGGCATTATGTCACAGGATATAGAGTTTATGAAATGGATAAAAGAAAATATAGGGACATTAAAAATGGAGCTTATAGAGGGTAGCTGGACAGCTACCGCTGGAGAGTTCCATGGGTCTGGAGAAGATATGTCAGAAGCATTAGCAAACTTAGTTTTAAATAATCAAAAGGGGGAATAGTTATGGCAATAGATAAAGACTTATTAAAAGGGTTTGAAACAATGGAAAAATTACAGGAAGATGGAGTTATAGAAAGTTACTCTTATAACTCTAAAGAGGGAGATTTTACATTTTATGCAAACATTGGTGGAGAATACGGAGATACTAGAGAGGAAACAGTCAACATGTATGAAGCTGATGAGGAAACAGTCCTAAGCTTCATAAATGAATGGGAAAGAGAATTTGAAAAGATGGTTCAAGAAGCAGAGGAAGAGGAAAGAAGTTATCAAAGAGATAGAGAAGCAGCTTACTGGGCAGTTCAAGGGGTTGAATACTAATGATAGCTTGGATAAAACATATACTAAAAATAAAAATAAAATATAGCAAAATGTAAGGAGATAATATCATGGAAAAAATTATTGAAAAAGTTTTAAAAAAAATCACGGAAAATTTAGACATCATTAAAAAATGGACAATAGGAACTACTGGATATAATGGACAACTAGAAATAATATTTTCTGGAGAGGTGTTCGATGCCGAAAATAAAAAATCATTTGATTTTAATGATTGTGTAATTATTGATGAAGATGCTGAAATGGAATTAGAAAGAAAATTAACAGAAATCTTAGAATTTTCTAAAAGTTGTTTTGATGCTGAATAATTTAGTTTTTATAGGTTCCCCAAAAGCCTTGGGGGACTTATTAAAAATTAAATTGGAGGTGGTCTTTATGACTGATATTAGATTAGAAAGACTTGATAATTATTATGATGAGGAGTTTGAGGAAGTTAGAAAAGCGGCAGCAGATATAACAGAGAAAGAGCTTAGGGAATTTATAGAACTTATAGACATAGAGGAGTGGGTTTAATGGCAAATATAGCAAATTTATTAGAGGACAAATTAGTATTAAATGAACTTTGGGAAGAATCAATCAATGATGATACAGGAGAGATTAAAGAGTGCGAAGCATTGGAAGAGCTAACAAGAGAACTTGAGAAAGATTTAAACTCTAAAACAGGTAGAATAATACAAGTATTTACAAGTTCAGATTCTCAAATAGAGGCATTGGATAAAGAAATTAAAAGGCTCCAAGCTAGAAAAAAAGCTTTAGAGAATAAGAAAAATAACTTTAAAAACTTTTTAAAATTTACTCTTGAAAGATTAGGAGTAAAAAAAATAGAAACAACATTCGGAATTATTGGAATAAAAAATAATCCTGCAAGTGTTGATATTTTAGATGATACTAAGATACCCCAAGAATACAAGACAACAAAGTATATTGAAGATATTTCAAAAACTGAAATTTCAAAAGCTTTAAAGGCTGGGGTAGAAGTTCCAGGAGCAGAACTTAAACAAAGTACAAGTTTATATATAAAATAATTTAGTTTTTATAGGTTCCCCAAAAGCCTTGGGGGACTTATTAAAAATTAAATTGGAGGTGGTCTTTATGACTAAAGAAAAATTTCAAGAAATGTATTTAAAAGATTTAACAGGTATGATAGAAACAGTAGACACAGGAAAAAGAAAGCTATCATATATTAGCTGGGCTAATGCTTACAAAATGGCTATGGAGCAAGACCCATCAATGAGTTATGAAATATTAGAAGATTTAGAGGGGTTTCCTTTATTCTCAAGAGGGGATTGCCACTTTGTAAAAACTACTGTTACTATGTTTGGAGTAACTAAAAAAATGATGTTACCTATCATGGACAATAGACATAATTCTATAAGCAAACCTAACAGTAGAGATATAAACGACAGTATAATGAGATGTCTTGTAAAAAATATAGCAATGTTTGGTATAGGACTATCATTATACACTGGAGAGGATTTGGAAAAGTATAAGGAATCTAAAGAAGATAAAGAGGTTAAGGAAGTTGAAGAGCAAATTACACCAGAAGAGAGGGCTAAATTTATAGAAGTTATAAACAAAAAATACTCTAAAGAGGATATAGACAAGGCTATATACTTAGTTAAGGAAAATGGTAGATTTGAATTTAATATCTACACAGCAAGTAAAAAAGAATTGAACTATTTAAAAGCAACTTTAAGAAGTTTAAAAACTGCATAAAATAAAAATGGCAGGTTTATTCCTGCCACTTTTATTGAAAACATTTGAGTTACATAATGATTAAAAAATATCCTATGCAGAGGTATTAATTGGATATGGTAGTATAATATAATTTTCTATGTAAGTCAATATATTTTTAAAATTATAATACCACGAAGTTTTGTCAAAAAATAAAAAACTCTCTAAAATAGTTTAGAGAGTTTATATATAATATAGTTTATAATAGTTTATAGAGTTTACAGTCCTCTCCAGCTCTTAATTTTAGAGAGCTAGAAACAAGATACTGTGAAGTTTTGTCAGAATAGTGTGAAGTTTTGTCAGAAATATAGGGGTATAGTGTGAAGTTTTGTCAGACCATACTGTGAAGTTTTGTCAGAATAGTGTGAAGTTTTGTCAATAGTGTGAAGTTTTGTCAGTTTATTAATAGTGTGAAAAAAAATAAAAAAATGTTGTATAAAAAGAAAATATAAGTTAAAATTATATCAGAGTGAAAAAGGGGGGTAAGACATGGAAATTAAAAATGAAGTTGTAGAATACTCAAAAGATTTTGCTACCAGCTTCAATGAGTTTGGAAGTTATGAACTTGATTTAATTGTAACTTTAGCTTATGCTGCTAGAAAAAAAATTAAAGACCATATGAATGTAAATACAAATGAGAATGTAAATTTGTTTTTAGACCCTAAAGTCATAAAAAAAATGGTTCAAGGAAATGTAAGTACCAAAAGAATAGAAGAGGCTTTGAAAAACATTTTTAATACAAGTGTTCAAATAAAAAAAGATGGGTACAAGCTGCATAAACACATATTTGAAACTTTGATGTATACAGAAGATAAAACAGAAATTATATTTGAATTAAAAAAAGATTTTATCCCACTTTTTTTTAATTTAAGCAATAATTTTACAAGACATGAATTACTAGAATTTACAGGTTTAAAGGGTAGACATTCCAAGAG